ATTTAAAAATGGCGATGCTGAAGGAATGAAAGCACAATTAGGTGTTGTGCAAAACATTCTTGAAGCTAATAAGATTCCTACGCAAAAGACGTTTGGCGTAATCAACGATTTGTTAAAAAACAATAATATTGAAGGCGTAAGATCAACGCTTTCAAACTTGCGTAATGGCTTGGTTAGCAACGAAACGCAATTTAGTTCTGCATTGCCACAACTTACAACATCCGGTGGACAACCCGCAACATTTGCACAAAGCGGGCCACAATCAGGGCAAATCAGAACGCCAAATTACCCAGGCGTTACGACAGGGCAAACAGCACCACCACAAGCTGCGCCTGTAAACGCTCCCGCAGGTGTTGCTACAGGTGTTCCGGTGCAAGAGCCAACAACGCCACAAGCTGCGCCATTGCCAAATGCGCCCGCAGGTCAACCGCCCGCAGGTGGTGTTACGCCTCAAGCAATGGGTATGCCGCCTGAAACTGTAGAGTTAAGCAAACCCGTGCCGCCACAACATCCGGTGCGCCGCCCTGGTGCGCCTGGTAGTACTATGCCTATTTTGGCTAATGAAGCAAGAGATACAGAAGTTAATTTGGGATATAAAAACGGGTTACTTAGTAGGCAAACAGAATTGCCAACAGCCCGCCGCAATATTCAAGAAACATTGAAAGTTGCTGGTGAACTTGAGAATCAAAGTTGGTTTAAAACAGGTGCGCCCGCTGACATTGAACGCAAAGTGCGTCAATTTTTTGGTGAAGAACGTTACAAGCAATTAAGTAAAGACCTTGCAAACATTCAGATTTCTAACATCCGTGCACAAGGCGGATCAATGGATACTGTTGGCGGTCAACAATTAATGAAATTGGCAAACGGTGATGAAACTTATCCGCCTAAAGTATTGATTGGAATTGCTCGCCGTGCCGATGCTGATCTTACCAATATTGATTTGCAAGCAACGGCTGCGGCTAGATATGCTGAAAAGTTTACAGAAAGTAATTTAAATTCATTTAAACAAATGTGGGCTAAAAACGCTGATTCAAAAGTGTTTGAGGCAATGAACATATTTAGGGATGAAAAAGACCCTGCAAAAGCCAAAGAATTAATTGATAATTTGTTTGGTAATGATCCTAAGCAACGTAAAATATATTTTCAGAAATACCAAAACATTCAAAAGTTAGTTAAAGATGGGACTCTGTAATGACAGATGCACTCGGACAGTTAATTTTAGGACAAGCTGCGCCTGCGGAACAATCTACAGAGACGCCCGCTAAATGGTCATTTCCTACGCCTTATTTGTCAAATGTGTTTGCACAATTAAGACCAAAGGAAGGTGTGCGGTATGATGCACCGCCGCATCCGTTAAGTGGCGCACAAGGTGCGTATGCTATTACTGCCCCCGCTTATGCTGACATTCAAAAAAATGATCCGTATTTTCAAGGTAAACCACAAAACCAATTAACGCCTGAAGATCAAGATCGTGCGGCGTATGTGTTGCGTGAAAAAGTACAAATTCCCGCATTGCGTCAATTTGGCGTTGAGCCGACAGAACCAAACATTCAGTTGTCGCATTTTCTTGGGCCAGCGGGTGCAGCACAATATTTAAAAAATGGTTACATTAGTCCTGAGGCCGCAGCCGCTAATGGTGGTATGCAAAATGTGCAAAAGATTGCACGGGATCGTTTAGCGTTTGGGGCACAGTTAGCCCAATCACAGCAACAAACACAACAAGCTGCGCCCCAAGGTTCAACACGAGCACCACAAACAACGCCACAGCCTACAGGCGATGCGTTGGGCGATATGATTCTTGGTGTTGCACCTGCACAGCCCGCACAACCTACAACACAGCCTACACAAGCCGCTGTACCGCCTACCGGACAAGAGCCAGTAGCAGAAACACCATCGGCAGTATCGTCCGCAGCACAACGCAGATTTGTAGGTGAGCCGCCCGCAGCAACGCCGCCATCTGAGCGCACGTTTGGCGATTACGCTAAAGAAACGGGTAAAAGTGTTGCATCTTTGCTTGATAACACTATTGGCGCAATTGTGCCAACAGCCGTTAGTATGCTTGGATATCCAATTGCAAAAATTGTAGAAGTTACAGCATCGGCTACTGGCGGTAAGTTTGACGCTAATGATGCAATCCATAATATTGTTGAGCCTATTTCTCAACCATTTGCAAAAGCATTTGGTATTGATGCAAACGATCCGGCATATAAGCGTGAGATCAGCAATAGAGTTATGACTTTTGTTGGTGAAAACATCGGCAAAGGCGCAAAAGAATTGTCCGATGCGTTTTATGAAAAAACGGGCGTAAGAATTCCAACGGCTGATTTTGAATACGCAGCAAACGTTGGGTTGATGGCTGTTACAGCTAAGGCTGCGCCAAAAATAACGGAAGGTGTAAAAAGCGTTGCCGGAGTGATTGAGGATCAATTTGCAGCAAAAACGCCGGAAGCAAAACCAATTGCAGAACGAGTTGAGCCAGGCACTTTATTGCAAGATCAGTTTACGGCTAAAAAAGGTGCTGCGGAAGTTCCGACAACAGTTGAAACCCAATTGGGACAACAGTTAGAGGCCAAACAATCACCAATTAAAGTGCCCGAAGAAAACCCGCCAATGCCATCAGCAAAGCCAACGGTATCAAGTGTTAGGGAACGTCAAAACGTGTTGGACGAAGTGGGCATTAATGTGCACCGCAAATCCGCTTTGGAAGGAAACCCTAAAGAGGCTAGTTCGCAATACATTACGGCTAAAGCTGATCAAGGCCCGTATGCAAGCGGCATGACGGAACAAATCAACTATGAGAAAAAAGCACTTGATTCTCATTTTGGTAGAGTTGCCGAAAGCGCAGGTGGTGAAGTGCCTCGATATGGCACACCTGAACAACAAGGCGATTTGATCAAAGTTGGATCAAAAATTAAAGACGCATTGGGCGAAGGTTACAAAGCACATATTGCTGAAGGTAAAAAACTTTATTCTGATGCCGCCGCAGCACATGGCGATAAACCTGTATCTGTGGATAAGTTTGGTGATTTTCTTAAAGCAGATGAAAACTTTGCTTATGAAAAAGAAAAAGGCTTGCAATCCGCTGTTAAAACTTATATGACCCGCAAAGGGTTAATGGATAAAGATGGCAACATTCAGCCAATGACGGTTGCAGATGCGGAAGGTGTGCGTCAATTTATTAACGACAAATACAATTATGAAACATCAGGGTTAATCCGTACATTAAAAGAAAAAATTGATAATCAAGTATTTGAGCAAGTTGGCGGCGAAACGTATGAACGTGCTCGGGCGCATTGGAAAAAAGGTAAAGATACTTACGAAAATCCTAAAGCCGTTGGTGATTTGTTATCTGATCGTGGCGTTAACGAAAAAATTGCATCTGAAGATGTAATGAGCAAAGTGTCAGGATTAAAACAAAAACAATTTGCACATTTACTAGATACATTGCGGGCAGACGGGCAAACAGCCGCCGTAAATCAAATTAAAACGTCATTGGTGGACGAAATCCGCAGGGCCGGACAAAGTGGTGTCAATGAACCGTTTAACTCTATAAAGGCCGCTAAAACAGCCGCAGCACTTGGTGAAAAACTTAAAGTGGCATTTGCAGATGATCCTAAAGGGTTGCAAGCAATTTACAAAGGTTTAGAGGCCGCTAACATCGTTCACATTCCAACAGCGTACCCAGGCGCAGCGGTACAAACAAACTTGCTTAAAAACAAATTTAGCGATTTTGCGATTCGCCGTGCTGCGGGCGGCATTGGTGGAGGTGTAGGTACATTGTTAAGCGGCGGAACTCCAGCGGGGGCAGCGGCAGGTTATGCTGCGGGCGAATATGCCGGAAGTAAAATTGTTGGATCAAGAATTAACGCAAGGCAACAAAAGCAATTGCAAAAAGAATTGACTACAGCGGAAAAAACAATGCCGTTGAGCGACATTTTGAAAATTATGCCGAAGAAGAAATAGCATGGAAGATATAACTCATCGTGAAATATACGACAGGCTGATCGCCGTTGAAAACAAAGTAGATAGCCTGGATCAAAAGACCGATGAGGTTGTAAAGGCTTTCGGAGCAGCTAAGGGTGCTTTTTTGGTGCTCGAAATGATTGGCAAAGTTGCAAAGCCGATATTGTGGGTAGTAGGCTTAGGTACTATTTTCGTTGCCATTTGGGAACGCATTAAATTACATTGAGGTGCAATCATTGATCCGCTAACCATTCTTGCGGCACTTGGTCCGCTTGCCGTTGACCTTGGCAAATCGTTAATTGGTCGGTTTATTCAATCTGACACATACAAACCCGTCAACATCGGTGAGTATGTACAAATGCGAAATGTTGATCTTGAAATGTTTAAAGCAATGAACAACATTGGCGGATCAGGCACTACATACCCGTGGGTAGAAGCAATTGTGCGGTTGATGCGCCCAGGCGTGGCTGCAATTGTGCTTGGTACATGGGCGTTTATGATGGTTACAGGCCAAGATAGCGCAGCGGTTAATAACTTTGCATCGGCTGTTGGATTCTATCTGTTTGGTGATCGCACCTTGTTTTACGCACAGAAAAAATGAAAAACAATTGGCAAAAATCGTTTCAATATATGCTGCAATCTGAGGGCGGCTATGCCGATTTATCACATCTAGGTGATACTGGCGGCATGACAAACTTAGGCGTTACCCGTGCTGTTTGGGAAAATTGGGTAGGCCACAGCGTAGGCGAAAAGGAAATGCGAAGTCTTACGCCTGAGAAAGTAGAGCCATTGTATAAACGTAAGTTTTGGGATGCGTGCCGTTGTGACGATTTGCCAAGTGGGGTGGACTACGTTGTGTTTGATATGGCGGTCAATGCAGGTGTTGGTAGATCAGCCAAGATATTGCAAAAGGTTGTAGGCACAAACCCCGATGGTGCTATTGGCCCGCTAACCCTTGCGGCGGTACAAGCGATGAACCCTGAAGTAGTGATTGATGAATTCTCTAGTGCCAGGGCAGCGTTTTACAGGTCATTGCCGACATTTGGCGCATTTGGTAATGGGTGGCTCAATAGGGTTGAGCACAGCAAATCTAAAGCCTTAGCAATGGCATAAAAAAAGCCCCTGTTACGGGGCTTAGTTTATTGTTGTTTAGGTTTCCAATCCGTTAGACGCATCCATGTTTTTTGCACATCGGTAGCGGCTGCGGGGACATATACAAAATCAGGATCAAGTATCCTTGCCCGTCTTACGGTAGGGCCTGACAAGTTTGTATTGCTTGAATCGTTTTGATTCATCCCATCGATCTCTAATATTCCATCCATCGTTTCTTAACTCCCCAACTCTTGTTGATAATTTCATTGTGCCCGCTTGATACAACGCATCCAAGCCGGAAATCCAACCCTTTTTCAAACATTGAATGATGCGATCATATTGCGTCATTGTTCACCCCAAGATAAGTTTTAACAACGGTAAAAACCCGAATACAGCAAACAGCACCAAACCGCCAAGCACATAACCCTCAACAGGGATGCGCTGATCTGTTTTTGTGTAGCGTAGGTATTTCATTATTCGTCCTCCAAAACATATCGGTTAACAAATTCATCATTGCCAAGCACTATTTTGTGTTTGTTTGAGCGATGATGTTTGCCCTCAATGATGGCAACAGGATAGCCTTTATCAACAACATCTATTTTTGCAAACATTTCCAATAACTGATCAACGCAATCAATGGATAGTTCGGAGGCTAATTCTATGAGCAAATCACGTTTGCCCTCTGCGGTAATTTCGTAAACTACTTGTTTCATGTTATGCACCTATATAAAAGTTATTCGTTATCGTAAATGATTTTTTCTATCTCATAATCCTCCATGTACATGACCCACACTTGGTTATCAATCGGCATATCAAGTTCTGATTTAGCGAACGTAATGTATGGCGCACCATCATTATGATCAATGCATAACCGACTTGAATACGGCTCTACTAACTCGGCAATCTTATCGGCAGACAGTTCTACAGCTAACTGTCTAAGCAACCTACGTTTGCCCGCATCTGTTAACTCATAAAACGCTGCACTCATATTGCACCTATCTAAGAAATGGCAAATGCCATATAAGAATATTAAGCTACCTTAACAATACAAGCAAGCGGTATTTATAGGGATAAACCTTAAGTGTTGTATTTTTGTTGGGGGTGGGCCTACTCGCTGACTAGGAGTGTGTAGGGGGGGACACAGCTTTCGGCCCTAGATCATAGGTTATTCTTTATTTTGTAAAACTGCAATAAGCACTCAAAGCAATGCCAAGCGTTTTCCAAATCTTCCTGTGAATGTTCAATGATCTTTACATCCCCTTGTTCATTGACAAACACGTTGGCGCAGCGAGCCTCCCCCATATCTAGCCCTACGGAATAGGCCGCTAACTGCATCAAATGCTCATGGTAAGCCGTTACCTTATCAAGACTGCCCTCTTTAGTCTTGAAATCAATAACGATGCCTGGTGCGCTTAGGTCAATCTTGCCGCCAAACCCTAAATAATGGGCAAAACTTGTTTCCGCTGTCCAATCTTGTTTTCCAAAATGCTCGGTAATAGCTCGATCCGTTTCAATCACATACAAAGGCCAAATTTGCGGCTCTGTGCTGCGATAAAACTTTTCAAGCACCCCATGCATTGTCGTGCCCCGTTCAGCAGCTTGACGGCCCGTAGAACGTGAATCTGACATAACCCGATCCAACCAATCCGCTTCCGGTTCGCCATCCATCCGTGGCAGCGTTAAAGCCGCCAATAACACTTGCTGTTGCAGCCAATTGTTAAGCCCAGGCTTGGCAGCAATGTTTAGGATGGTGGTAACGGACGGTACAAGATTGTGCTCACGGGCATCTTTAACGGTAGTGTTGCGCTCTTTACCGTTTTTGCCAATGATCGTGTAGGCCGGATCGCCTGATTGGGTATACCAATGGCCTGATTCTGAACTCATAAGTTTCTAGCCTCCATCATTGAATTTGCCATTTGGTAAGCAAACCAAGATATTTGCTCATGCGTTATTTCATCTGGATCAGTTACAAGCAGTAAAGATTGCATTGCGGAGTTTGCAAAGTAATCTCGCATTGTCATACCGTGGGCCATGTTATCGGCTAAGTATGTAGGGAAAGCAGGTGGGCTAATTTTCATTATCGTACCTTTTTAGCTAAAAGTTTAAGCATCTCAATTGCTTCATCAATCCATTTTTTGGTGGCATCGTCTATCGTGTCACCTTCCTCGATTTGTTGAAGCCGCCATGCCGACAGAATTGCTTGTTCTGTAAGGTTCATAGGTTTTGCTTTTTCCCTGTGTCAAGAATAGTAAAGTTTTGTGCGGGATAGCGCATTTTTGCGCCGCTATCCCAAATCACAACAACGGTATCGTGCTCAACAGCCCAACACCCATCCTGAGTTGTACCGTTTTCGTGATATGTATAAGAGCGAAACAGGTTTTCGTATGTTTTGCCGTTTTTGACACACGCATCATCAAGCAACACAATCTTGCCGCCTCCGTTGTTGTTCATTGATGCAATAGGTTTAGCCTGGACGTTAAAACATAACAGCGCAATCAATAGTAGCTTTTTCATAATTTTTCCTAGAAAGGTACATCATCTTCGAGATCGGCAATATTGCCCTCTTTAATGGCCCGATATGCATCTTGCCGTGGCTTTACAGGCTGTTCTGATTGCTCAGGCTTGCCGCCCAACATCTGCATCTGATCGGCTACGATTTCGGTTGTATATTGATCTACGCCATCTTTGTTTTGCCACTTTCGAGTGGTCATACGCCCCGCTATATAGACCTGTGATCCCTTTTTCAAGTAATCCCCACAGATACCCGCAAGTTTTCCAAAACTGGTAATTCGTACCCATTCTGTGCCCTCTTTGTCTTTGGTTTTCCAACTAGTAGCAATCGAAAAATTACAAATAGCATCCCCCGATGCGGCGTAACGCACTTCAGGGTCTTTACCCAAGCGTCCAATAAATTCACAGCGGTTAAGATCGTTTGCCATTATTCAAATTCCTTTTTAATTTCGTCATATTTGGCTTTAAGAGCCGTTTTTTGTTCAGCGGATGCTAGTTTGTACTCTGCGGCAAATACGGCCTTTAAATCGTCCATATTGGCAGCACTTAGCATCTTAGTAATTGCAACATCCATATCAATTGTGCTTGCAGGGACAAATGGTTTTGGCCTAGATGCAGCGTTGCCATCATCATCTTCACTTGCAATCCCTAATGCAGCTTGCAACCCATACCGTTTGCCGTATGAGATAGCAGAGCCAAAGCCTTGTGCATCTTGCTTGGTGGCAGGTACAAACAATTGCCCGCAAGATAACTCTTGACCCGACTCATGTATCAACACCGTTTCTACAATCACGCCATTGGTTGCTGTGTGCAGCTTTTGTACAAACGCCAATCCATTGCTAGATAGCGCAGGTCGCACAGCGTCTATGACAGATGCCAGGCTTGAGTATGCAGATTTAAAGTGGGGATTTTTTGCGTCTTTGGCGGCATGGTTCATTGCTGACTGCGCCTTGACTAATGCTTTTGCTAATTCATTCATATATCACCTATATTGAGTTGTCCTGTCTGAGTGACAGTATGCGTAATTTAAGGTATCTGAAATGCCGTGTCAAGTGTTGATTTAAGTTAGCTTATTCAGTATCATTAAATCATGACAAATTCAGAAATAATTAACATCTGCGGCGGTACTACAAATGTAGCAAAGTTGTGCGGCGTAAGCCCTGCGGCTGTGTCTATGTGGCGTAAAGCAAACATTCCGCAAGAAAAGATGATGTACTTGGCTGCACAGCTAGAATTGCTGACTAATGGCGAGATCAGCCGTAAAAAATTGTTTCCTACCCAATGGGATATGATTTGGCCTGAATTGCTGTAGTAGCTCAGTTGGCAGAGCACTTGACTTGTAATCAAGGGGTCGTGAGTTCGATTCTTACCTACAGCACCAAATTTGTGTATAATTAAATCGTTGTCTTGGCCGACAAACGAAGCCGTTTTAGCGTATATCTTGATTTTTTGATAAGTTCCATTGGACGATTTATCAAAAAATGTCCCCACAAAAAGGGGTCGGCCAACAAGATATACCCTAAAGCGGCTTTTTTATTTGCCATGCATCCGTACTCCACACGATAGTAAGGGCCTACATGGGCTGCGTGGAAGTAAACATAGGCTGTTGCACACCCCAACGTACGCCTCGCTGACTTAAATGGGTACAGCACAAGTTTAGTGGACATGGTGATACAAGACACTAAACGATTGAACATTCACTCCGGTAGGTTTGGTATCTACGATGTGATTAATGAAATATATGTGTATAACTTCTGTGTAGGTATGGAACAGGATCGATAAGACAAGGCTCTTATCACCCTTGGAGTAACTATTGTTCAGCACGATAACCACATCAATGTTATTAACATAGGGTAAACACCTAGTGATAAATAACTTGACAAGATGTGTTAAGCTAACTGAACATATAGGCAAAAGGAGGCCCTATGGAAATTGTCGCAGGTTTTGCCATTGCCGTGTTGGGTTTTGCATTGCTTATCTCGGTTGTGTTTTTGATTGTCTATGTATCAGTAAGGTGGCTGAATTGAGAAAAAAAGTTCCGGTGTTTTTACGGCAAACAAATTACAAAGGTTTTACTTTGGAGGATGCAGCACACAGGCCAAACAGCTTAAACGTTTTACGATTTCCAAGCCGTATTGCTCAAACGCTTTTTTATCCCGATGGGAGGATTGAACGTGTCAAAAAATCAGAAACGGTTGTTACAAATACTTAAAGAGAACAACAGATGGTTTACGGCGTTTGAACTAGCTGATCTGTTGAATATGTCCCCACGGCGGGTCTATGTGTGGATGCAATCTAAAACTTTTTCGATGATGGAATGTGATTTAATACCGCACGATGATCCGGTGCATAAAGAGATCAAAGCCTGGCGATTTCCGAACTTTACGGGAGACAACGCAAAGGTGGCATTAAAACTTTCAAAAATGTTTAGCGGATGGTATGGACAACTCTATTGGGCAACCGACAAGGAAATTTTGCACAGCTTGTCAAAAAATTAGGATTATGGATGGGGGCGTTATGCAACGGGGCAAAATCAACAGATGGAAATGTTGGGAATGTGTAGCTAAAACGCAGGGCTCTATTTACTCAGCTAGGGGGAAGAAATGAACGTGTTTAGATGGTTTTATCGGTTTGGCAAAAAAACGCCTCAAAAGCCTAAAGAATTGATTTGCGAGGGATGTGGACAAGTATGGTCTACCCTTGATGATGGCTTTTGTGATTGGTGCAACAGATATTTTAAGGCGCACAAATGAACGAACGAATCAAACAACTTGCTGAACAGGCCGAATTAGTTTTCGAAAGCAACGGCAACCTCTATGCGCTTACTAATGACTTGGACTGTCTCGAACGCTTTGCCGAGCTAGTGCGCCAAGATGAGCGTGAGGCGTGTGCGAAATTGTGTGAGGAATATTTCACGCCGAACCTTGGTAAAGAAATAGCCGCAGCAATCAGAGCAAGGGAAAACACATGAGTATCACAGTTATGAAGCAAGCGTTGGAGGCGCTTAAAGGAAACTGCACAAACCCAGTTGCAGACCCAGAACAAGCTGCCGCAGAAGACAAAGCCATCACCGCCCTACGCCAAGCCATTGAGGAGGCAGAGAATCAAGAGCCTGATTTGCCGCCAGTAGAAATTGGGGTTGATGTAACGGAGCATGGGACAACGGTAGTGGCTTTTTACCGCAGACCAAACGCTGTGATGGAGATGTTTTATTCACAGTTTCACCCACAGCCAAAACAACCAAAGAACCCATCAATACGCATACAAAACCATTCCCACACAGACCACCCTATGCAGCACTGGGATAGGACTTGTCCCGCTTGTGTTGCTGATAGCGAACCACTAGCGAACCCAATAGCGAACCAACCCGAAACTTCTGGTTCGCCAATGCCTGTGACGAAATACGACTCAATTGAATTGCATGTTCTGCATTCTCACCTTGCAGGGATGCTGTACGACTTCATGGGCTGGCTTACATCTCGTCGCACTAGGTTGTGTTTATCGGATAGTGATAACGCCAGCCCTGCTGTGGATGCCATTGTGGATTTTGCCAAGATGCGAGGGCTGCGTCTTGAAGATGCCCAAGTGGAAGACTGGCAAGCAATTCTCACTACTCCTACGCCGCCACCCATGACCCCTGAACACTTACCGCAGTACATCGCAACCGATGGAAAGCCAATGGAAAGCGGTGGTGGCGGTGTTTGCTCACACCCACGCAAAGAATGGGTCGGGCTGACGAATAATGATATTGTAGATTTGTATTGCCAAGTTGGAGACGAAACAGAATGGGCAATTGGTGGACTAAAAGATGCCATGCCTTTTGCTAAGTTAATCGAAGCCAAACTCAAGGAGAAAAACACATGAGTGCCAACGACAAACAGGTAGGCGGCACACATTACAGGCTAACTATCGAGCCGTGGGATTACATAGTTAAAAACAATCTTGGGTATTTAGAGGGAAATATAATCAAATATGTAACCCGT